CCCCGCCGCCCACTCCCCGCAGGGCTTGGCCAGGCGCGGCTACACGTGGCCCGACCGGGCTGGCCGGGCCGGGGCATGGCTCTTCTTGGCTTGGGTTCACCAACATCCGCACACGGCAAGGGCACCCACATGCAGTTCCGAATCACGATCACCGGTACAGCCGAACTCCTCATGCACAACGCCCGGCTCTCCAACCCCCTCGATCCCGCAGCGAAGGCCATGAAGGCCGTCTCCTCCAAGCGCGTCAAGACCGACGACGACCACGAAGAGCTGGCCCGTCTGGAGCACCTCGGCTCGCTGTACTACGACCCCGAGATCGGCCCGTACATCCCCGGCCAGAACGTCGAACGTTGCCTCGTCGACGCCGCCAAGGTCACCAAGTCCGGCGTCAAGGTGACCCGGGGCGTGTTCATCTCCACCAACGTCAACCCCCTCGCCTACCAGGGCCCCCGCGACCCCGACGGGCTGTGGGCCGACGAGAACTTCCGGCACATCGCCTCGGTGAAGGTGCAGCAGAACCGGGTGATGCGCTGCCGCCCGATGTTCCGCACCTGGCGCACCGAGGCGGATGGCACCCTCGACACGGCCGTGCTCTCCCTCGACGAGCTGCGGGGCATCGCTGAGACGGCCGGAGCCATGATCGGCCTCGGCGACTATCGGCCCCGCTATGGCCGTTTCACGGCGGAGGTGACCAAGCTGTGAGCCGATCCCGCGCCGACATCCTCTTTGACCTCTTCCAGCGCACAGACTTGGTCACCTACGAGCAGGCGGGCGAGGCCCTCGGCCTGGACCCGGTAGACGACCGGAAGCCCATCCGCGACGCCATGCGCGCGGCAGGCAGGAAGCTCCTCGCCAAGGAGGGCCGGGCACTCCGCTCCGTTCCGGACACGGGCTACCGCCTCGCAGCCCCGAACGAGCACATCACGCTTGCCCGAGAGCGGAAGAAGCGGGCGAACACCCAGATGTCCACGGGGTTGGATGTGCTCTCCGGTACCGACCTGACAGGCCTCTCGCCGGAGGCGCGGGATGCCGTGCTCGCCGAGCGCAGCTCCTTCTCGCGGATCGTGGACTTCATCGTGGCTTCGGATCGCCGCCAGCAGAAGACAGAAGCTGCTGTTGAGGAGATCAAGGGGCAGGTCACTCGTACCGCTGAAGAGACTGCGGCGGTGAAGGAACGCCTCGCCCGGCTCGAACAGGCCGGGTAGAGGTTCGCGGCGGGGCGGGGCGGGTCGTGGCGCGCCATGGCAGCGCCCGGCAAGGCGAGGCTGCTCATGGTGGGCCCTCACTTGGGTGGGGGCCCTTTCGCATGCCCTCAACATGGCGTCGCCCTAGGGAAACAATGCACAATGCCCGTGTAACCTTCGAATCAAAGGTCAACGCGGGAGGCGCTGGATGGCAGGCACACCAGATCTGCTCAGCGCATACGACGACCTCTGCGAGGCACGCCCCGACTACACCAAGGCGCAGGCCTACTACGACGGCGACGTCGACGAGGTATACGCCTCCGACGCCGTCGCCCGGATCCTCGCCAAGTCCAACCTGGACGAGATCGACGAACTCAACTTCGCCCGCATCCCCGTCCGCGCAGTGTTGAACCGGCTGCACATCACCAGCATCGCCACCGGAGACGACACCGCCGACACGGACATCGCCGACCTGATCAAAACCAACCAGCTCGACATGGAACTCCCCGGCCTCCTGGAGAAAGCCTGCTCACTCGGGGACGCCTACCTGATGGTGTGGCCCAACCTCGACCCAGACGGCAGCATCGTCTCCGTCGGCATGACCGTGCACAGCCCCACCACCGTCCGCGTCATCTACGACGACGAACACCCGTTGCAAGTCCGCCTGGCCATCAAGTCGTGGTGCACCGGGCACGGCGACAGCGAGGAACTCCGCGCCGACCTGTACTACCCGCCCGAGCACGGCCCGGACGGCGACATCCCGTCCCGGATCGAACGCTACGTCCGCCCGGCGAAGAAGAAACGCTGGCAGCCCTACACCGAAGACGGGCAGCCAGCGGTCATCGAGCACGAGTACGGCTTCCCGTTCCACCACTTCCGTACTGGACGCCCGTATGGCCGGCCCGAGCATTACGGTGCTTACGGCCCGCAGATGCTGATCAACAAGTTGGTCATCGCCCACGCCTCGGTGATCGACTACGAGTCGCTGCCGCAGAAGTACGGGCTCATCGACCCCGCCGTCGACCAGTCCGGGCAGCAGGCCGACTACGACCCCGACTACCCCGAAGACGAGGGCGGCGACCCCGAGGACCCGAACAACCCGTCCCAGTTGAGTTCGGATCCGGGTGCGCTGTGGCAGTTGCAGGGGTATCGGGCTGTGGGCCAGTTCGAGGCCGCCCAGCCGAGCGTGTTCATGGAGCCGTTCGACCGGTACATCAAGGCGATGGCTCAGGTCACCGATACGCCTATGCACCTGTTCGACTCGACCGGGGATCAGATGTCGGGGGCGTCCCGCAGGGAGGCGAACGCGCCCCTGATCGCCCGCGTCCTGAACCTGCAGCGCGCGTTCGGGCCGGTCGTGGAGGACGCGTTCGAGCATGCTCTCGCCCTCCTCGGCATCGACGACACCACAGTGCAGGTGCGTTGGCAGCCGCCCGAGCAGGTCGACGACGCAGAAGGCTGGGCCACCGTCCAAGCGAAAATCCAGGCCGGTGTGCCGCGCGAACAGGCCCTCGTCGAGACCGGCCGGGACCCGGAGCAGGTGAAGGACTGGCTGTCCAAACTCGACGACGACGCAGAGTTGACCCGCCGTGTTGAGCTGCTCACCTCCCTCGGCCAGGCGGTACAGGCGCTCGGCACCGGCGTCCAGCTCGGCGCCATCAGCGAGGAGCAGGTGACACAACTCCTCAACACGGTCCTCGGCGCCACCGTCAACCTGACCGAGCTGGAGGCCAGCCAATGACCGCCTCCGCGCAGCAGCTCGCCGACCTGGTGCAGCAGGACCAGACCGGCGAAGCCGGCGACCTGGCGCAGCAGACTGTGGCGGAGGCTGACGGCGGCGCGGATGCTGCTCTTGCTGCTGCGATCACGGCGGCGCTCGGCGGGTGGGTGACGGCGTTCGGTGCGCTCACCGTCGCCGGATCCGGGCCCGCGCTGGCCGCCTATCTGGCGGGGGTGCGCCGGGATGTGGTGGAGGCGACCGCGGGGTTGGAGGGGCGGGCACCCAGGTTGGTTGGGTCTCGGCTGGTTGGGGCGGCCGGGTTGGGGGCGCGGCATGCGGTGGCGTTCGCTGTGCGGGCGGCGGGCGGACGTCACCGTGTGCCGCGCGTGACGGTGCCCCAGGATGCGGCAGACGCGGCGCACGGGCTGGGAGCCATGGTGCGGGATCAACTCCGCCTGTCGTCCCAGCTGCTGTCCGAGCGGGAGGTGAAACGCTCCGGGTGGCGCGGCGTGGTCGCCGGGATCGGCGCCGCCCGCAAGGCCGTCACAACGGTGGGCCGTGTCGCGGTGTGGGCGCTGCATCGTGCGATCAACGGCGGCGCCGCCCAGGCTGTTGCCGCACTCGCCGCACAAGGGCTGTGGGTGGCCGAGCCCGACGCGTGTGTCCGCTGCCTCGCCTACGCCGGACGACTCGCCGACCCGCACGGCACATTCCCCGGTGGGCTCGCCCTCGACCCACACCAGCAAGCCGCACACGCCGCCCCGCTCGACGGGCCACCGCTTCACCCTCACTGCCGCTGCCGGCTCGTTCCCTGGCGGCCGGAGTGGGCGCCGCGCCATGGTCCTGCGCTGCCGGATCTGCTGCGGGAGCAGGCGTGGCGATCGGTGGCCGCAGGCAGGGCACGCTCGTCGGAGTCCCGTGCCGCCCGGCTACGCGCGGCACGCACGCTGCTCGCCACACGCGGTGTCCCCGCCGCGGTGAGGCGTCAGGCCCGAACCGCGGTTGCGGCCGGGCACTTCTGAAGGAGAGAACCTGATGGCACCCAACATGCCCGGATGGGCGCACCCCTACCACAACCCGTTCGTCCTGTACGCGGACGGCGGCGACCCCGAACCCGAGCCGGCCGACGACCCGGACCCCGCGCCCGAGCCCGAGCCCGACCCGGAGCCCGTGGATGACTGGCAGCCGCCCACCCGCGAGGAGTGGGAGCAGCACCAGGCAAGTCTGAAGCGGGCGTCGGCGGAGGCCGCGAACCGGCGGAAGTGGATGAAGGCTGCCGGCCTCGACCCGAAGACCGGGCAGAAGCTG